AAAAAAACAACAATGATTTATTTTCCATGGCTGAAGTGTGGGAAGTTTGGGACAAAGAAACCAAATCTTGTTTATTTTTAACGCTGAACGGTGGGGGTACTCTTCTTTCAAACGATGAAGACCCTTATAATTTAAAAGATTTTTTTCCAATTGCCGCGCCACTTGGCTCAAATTCTAATCCAATTGATTTGCGACCAATTCCGCTTTATCGCCAATACAAAACGCAAGCAGAAGAACTCAACACAATTGACACCCGCATACGCTCTTTAGTTGAACAGTGCAAGGCAACTGGTCTTTATTCGTCAATTGCGGAAAAATCTGATATGGTTGGTTTATTTAATGGTGACGATGGCACTATGACGCCAATGCTTTCAACTGGAAATCAAAAGATTCAAGATTTAGTGATGTTTAAACCTCTCGGCGAAATCATTGCAACAATTGCGCAACTAAATGACAGGAAAGACCGCGTAATTTTCTCAATTAGAGATATTACTGGCATTAGTGACATTGTACGGGGCGTAACCACCGCTTCAGAAACGGCAACGGCTCAACAATTAAAGGGAAACTTTGCAATTAGCCGAATTCAACCGCTTCAAAAAGAGTTAGAGTTTTGGGTTAGAGATTTAATCAGATTGCTTTGCGAGTTGACCGTTGAAAATTACACTATTGAAGAATTAGCGCAAATGACTCAACTTAAAATCGTTGACATTTTGGCAATTGAAAAAGCGCAAACAGCCAAATTAGATGCTTTATTAAAAGAGGCTCAATCATTAACCGACCCTAACAATCCTGGGCAAGTTGCTAGCTTAGAACAACTAAATGAACAAGCCAAAGAACAGTTTAAAAAAACAATGAAGAAGCCTTTAGAAGATTTAAAAGGTTATGCAATTACACCAGAGCAAGGCGCTGAATTGCAAAAACTTATTAAAAATGATAAGCTTAGAACTTTTGCAATTGATGTTGAAACCGATTCAACTATCAAAATTGACCAACAACAAGAAAAAACTGATCGCATTGAATACATTCGCTCAATATCTGAGTTTTCAAGCTCATTCTTTCCGTTGGTGCAGTCTGGCATTATTACGCAAGATGCTTTTAAGCAATTCATGTTGTTTATTTCTAAGCCTTATAAAGTTGGCCGCAATGTTGAAGAAAGTTTAATTGCGCAAGAAGAACAAGAGCCAAAAGGACCAAGCGCCGAGGAAATGCTTGCGCAGGCTGAAATGCAAATTAAACAACAAGAATTGCAATTAAAGGCAGAAAAACAAGCAACAGACGCGCAATTCACGCAACAAGAATTAGACATTAAAAAAGCGGCGCTATTGCAAGAGCAAGCGCTTCATCAAGACAATTTACAATTTAACGACGCTAATAAAGCGGCCGATAGAGAGCATCAACTTGTAAAAGATATTACAGGTGCAAGAACGGCATTAATGAACGCGCAATCTTTAGCGCAAACGGAAAATATAAATCAAACTATTAGGGACTCCAATAAACAAACTTTTGTATAAATAAAAATAGGATAATATGAAAAAATCTACAAAAAAAGGCACTAAAAAAGGTGGAAAAGGTTATTAAATAATAATTTTCTTTAAAAATAAAATTTAATTAATTATGAAAAAAGGTTTATACGCAAATATTGCTGCTAAAAAAGAAAGAATAAAAGAAGGTTCTGGTGAGAAAATGAAAAAAGCAGGAGCAAAAGGAGCGCCTTCTGCTAAAGATTTTAAAGACGCTAAAAAAACTGCCAAAAAATAAACATGCCAAAAAAAAATGTAAGTTTAAGTCTAAGCAAAGGCGATAAATCTCCTTCGGGTGGATTAACCGCAAAGGGCAGGGCAAAATATAATAATGCTACTGGAAGCAATTTAAAGCCACCAGTTAGTGCAAAACAAGCAAAAAAAAGCCCTACCGATGCAAATCGTAGGAAATCTTTTTGCGCCAGAATGTCTGGAGTTGAAGGACCAATGAAAAAAAACGGCAAGCCTACAAGAAAGGCGTTAGCGTTAAACAAATGGGATTGTTAAATGACCACTAAAAAACTTGTTTACATTGATGGAGATTACACAAAACCTGAATGGATAACAATTGAAGATTATTCAACGGGCGCACTAAAAAGAAGTGTTCTCGGCAAAGACCCAACAATTGACCAATATATTAATGACAAAGGCGGAATTTATAGCCATTTAGATAATAAAGTTTATACAAGTAAGGCAAATTATTTAGCATCTATTAAAGAAGCTGGTTGCCATATTAAAGATTATTAAAAAAAAGTATTTGACAACTATTTATATTAAAGTATTTTAATTCTAAATTTTATCAACAAACAATAATTTATGCAGCAAGTTCAAGATCAGTTAAGAGAAAAATTATTAGAAAGTGTTACCAAAATTGAGGATTCTAAAAATCCAATTGTTGAAATTGAAAAAGAAATAAAAGAAAATATTGAAGAAAATATTGAAGAAGATGTAAATAATTTAAAAGATGAGGCGGAATCTACTGATAATACAGAAGAAGAGCCAGAAGAAGAAGTAAAAGAGAATATTGAAACCAAGGGCGTTGACCTAAAAAAAACTCTTAGCGGACAACCGCGGGAATTTAGGGAAGCCGTTGAATTAATTAAAGACCCCGAAGCACAAGCCAAGGTTATAGAAGCAGGCAAAATTTTGCGTGCTAGGGAAGACCAAGTGAGACTTGAGTTAGGAAACACAAAAAAGGAGATGGCTAATTTTAAAGCTTTTGACGAATCTTTAAAAAAGAACCCAATCCAAGCACTAAAAGATTTAGCTAAATACGCTAAAATTGACATAAACAGCTTGATAGAACCTGTTGAGGATGAGTACGATTATCGCACCCCTGAAGAGATTACTAGAGACAACCATTACAAGAACATTGAGTCTAGGCTCGCACAGATAGAAAGACAGAAACAAGACGAAACAGCAGATATAAATGCAAGAGAAATTGAGCAATTTAAATCTGCTAAAAATAGTGATGGTGAAATTAAATTTCCTCATTTTGAGAAAGTTAGGAATAGTATGGCTACTTTTTTTATTGAAGAAAGCCCGCTATTTAATCCTGATTTAACTCTGGAGCAAGCTTATAAAAAGGCAGTGATGCTTGATGATGAGCTTGTTGAATTGAGAGATGCTGAAATCACTAGAAAGGCAACAGAAAAGCGTAAAGAGGAATTAGAAAAAGCCAAGAGGCTAAAAAAATTCTCAGGTAGAACTTCAAGTGTGAATGTTGCGCCCGCTAATCCAAGAGCCGCATTAAATGATATTGTTTCTAAACATTTTGCTGGCGCGTTATAGATTTTTACAAATTTTTAACAACCTTAAAAAATACATAAAATGCCGAATCCAAATTCAACTGTTGGGCAATTATTGACTACTACTTTGGACAACTACGCGCCTAGTATTATCGATAACATCACCAACAACCACCCTTTGCTCGAAAAATTGAAAGCAAAAGGAAACATCGTTAAAAAATCAGGCGGTGTTACTTTCCAAGAAAAAATTAGTTACGCCACAAACGGAACGATTCAATATCAAGGCGAGTTTGACACTTATAATACAACTCCTCAAGATGTAATCTCGACCGCAACTTTTGCACAAAAAATCTTAACTGGTACCGTTACCATGACTGATTTAGAGTATGCGCAAAATGCTGGTCCTGAACAAATTGTTGATTTGTTAGCCGAAAAAATGAAAGTTCTTGAAGCTTCATTAGCTAACCAAATTGGTAGTTCAATTTATGCTGACGGAACTGGTTCTGGTGGTAAAGAAGTCGGTGGTTTGAAACTTTTAGTTTCTGACGCTCCAACTACTGGAACTGTAGGACAAATAAACCGCGCAAATTATTCTTTCTGGCAAAATAAATTATACGATTTTTCAGTTGAATCAGTAACGCCTTCTGCCACTACTATTCTTGCCGCTTTTAACCAATTATATCTAAGATGTCAAGCTCAAATGGGTAAACTTCCTGATATGATTGCGGCCGATAGCGTATATTTTAGTTATTTTGAAACTGCAACCCAAACTATTCAAAGAATTTCTTCTGATAAAATTGGCGCGATGGGTTTTGATAATCTAAAATACAAATCAAGCGATGTATTCTTTGATCCAGAATGCCCCGCAGAACACGCATATTTTATAAATACAAATAACATTTTTATGAAATATTTAGGAGAATCATTGTTTACAAAAGGAGAGGCAACTCGCCCCTATAATCAAGGAGCTTATGTTGTCCCAATGACTTTTATGGGTAACATGACTATTGATAATGCAAGAGTTCACGGCGTAATGCACGCTTAATTAATAACAATTTATAAATAAAAAATATGTCTACTTTTTCTCCTGTCGATGGTAAAGTGATTCCACAAGCCATTGCCGATACTTCAACAGTTCAACTCTTGCCACTAGGTACTAGAGTTAAAGCTGTTGATATTGCTTCCACTGCTTACGGTGAAGGCGAATTTATCTATTTAAAAGGCGTTGCATCTACTGTTGTAGGTTCATGCGCTCTTATTAATCCA